TTTGTATACTGGTAATGGAGAATATCCCGTAATATTGGTTCAACCAAAAAATAAATTATTAGAAGCAAGGTCATCTTTAGAAAAAACAAATTATTATAGTTATTGGTCCGAAGAATATAAAAAAGAAATATGGAGTTATGGTGATGAAAGTTGAACTAATGAGTTATTCGCAACCAGATGTTTATTTTGTTGAAAACACAACAGAATTGGTTGCTTGGTGTGCAAGGGTGTCAAATCCAAATAATCAGTCAAATAGAGAAACAAGTGAAAAATTGATTCGATATCTAATTAAACATCAACATTGGTCACCACTTGAAATGGTGTCTATGTGTTTAGAAATTGAAACCACAAGGGATATCGCAAGACAAATGTTGAGACACCGTTCGTTCAGCTTTCAGGAATTTTCACAACGATATGCTGACCCAACCAAAGACCTCGATTTTGTAATTCGTGAAGCAAGATTACAAGATGAAAAGAATCGTCAAAATTCTGTAGAACTAGATATGAATAATGACGAACACAGACAAACACAATATCTATGGGAAAACCTCCAGAAAGATTTAATTAACCGAAGCAAAGAAGCATATGCTTGGGCCATTTCTAGAGGTATAGCAAAAGAGCAGGCTAGGGCTGTTCTGCCCGAAGGCAATACTGTCTCTCGTTTGTATATGAATGGAACTTTGCGTAGTTGGATACACTACATACAACTCCGTTCAGCAAATGGCACACAGAAAGAACACATCGAAATAGCAAAGAAGTGCGCTGAAGTAATTGCCAAAGTATTTCCTATGGCAAAAGAATTCGTAGAACAATAATAATTTGGAGCAACATATGACACCAGGTATTGTACATGGTATTAAAGTAGACTATTCACGTGATTCACTATTCGATGAGTTAGGCATCAAAAGATTACAAGAGAGTTATATGCGAGAAGATGAGGCTTCTCCACAAGAAAGGTTTGCTTATGTTTCAAAGACTTTTGGAAGTAATGAAGAACACGCTCAAAGACTTTATGACTATAGTAGCAAGCATTGGTTATCTTACAGCACTCCTATTCTTTCATTTGGTCGTAGTAAGCGGGGTCTTCCTATCAGCTGTTTTCTTAACTTTATCGAAGATACTGCGGAGGGACTAGTTGATAATCTTTCTGAAACTAATTGGCTTTCTATGCTTGGGGGTGGCGTTGGTATTGGCTTTGGTATACGGTCTGCTGATGACAAATCAACCGGAGTCATGCCGCACCTCAAAATCTATGATGCATCTTCACTCGCTTACCGTCAAGGTCGGACTCGGCGTGGTAGTTATGCTGCCTATCTGGATATTTCTCATCCTGATATTATCGCCTTTTTAGAGATGCGTAAACCAACTGGTGACCCCAATGTACGTTGTTTAAATCTTCACCATGGAATTAATATTACGGACGATTTCATGCAACTCATTGAACGTTGTATGTTAGATAAAGACGCTGATGATTCTTGGAATTTAAAAGACCCTCATACTGGAGAGGTACGTGAAACTGTATCAGCAAAACATCTATGGCAACAAATTTTAGAAATTCGTATGCACACGGGTGAACCATATATTCATTTCATTGATACTAGTAACCGTGAAATGCCAGAATTTTTAAAGAAAAAAGGATTACGCATTAATCAATCCAATCTTTGTTCAGAAATTATTTTACCAACCAATGAGCAAAGAACTGCTGTTTGTTGTTTATCATCATTGAATTTAGAATACTATGATGAGTGGAAAGATGACCAGTTATTTTTAAAAGATGTTGCAGAAATGCTCGATAATGTTTTACAATATTTTATTGACCATGCACCAGAAGAAATTTCTAGAGCAAAATACTCTGCAAAAATGGAACGTTCTATTGGTATTGGAGCCTTAGGCTTTCATGCATATTTACAAAAAAATAATATTGCTTGGGAATCTGCATTGGCAACTTCTGCGAATCATAAAATATTCAAACATATCAAAAAAGGTCTAGATGATGCAAATATTGAACTTGGTACTGAAAGAGGTGAAGCACCTGATACAATGGGCACCGGTAGGCGCTTTTCTCACATGGTGGCTATTGCACCCAATGCCTCCAGTAGTATTATCATGGGTAATACCAGTCCTAGTATTGAACCATTTCGTGCAAACGCTTATAGACAAGACACACTAAGTGGAGCACATTTAAATAAAAATAAGTATTTGGATGAAATTATCAAGGAGAAAACCAATGCTGACGACAAGCTCGACTATAATGAAATCTGGTCAAGTATCATTGCCAATGATGGAAGCGTTCAGCACTTGGAATTCTTGGACGATTGGACAAAGGATGTTTTCAAAACAAGTATGGAAATTGACCAAAGATGGGTTGTGGACCATGCAGCTAACAGACAGAGTTACATTGACCAGGCACAATCGTTAAATTTATTCTTTAGACCAGATTCAAACATCAAATACATCCATGCCGTTCATTTTACAGCATGGAAAAAAGGATTGAAAACACTTTATTATTGTCGTTCTGAAAAAATTGGTAAAGCAGATAAAGTTGCCAAGAAGATTGAGAGAGAAGTAATTAAAGAAATTGACATGGCCGAAATCGCACAAGGAAATGATTGTTTAGCTTGTGAAGGATAGTATGTTTGCAAAATTAAACGTTGAATGTCCAAAAATTGAAATAAATGAAAACATTTTTGGTAAAAGCTTTGAAACAAAAGATTCACAAAATATGTCATTTAAAAATTTAGATGATGAAAGTAAAATACTTTTAAAAAAAGCTATTGAAAATGGTGTTGGAGGAATAAAATATTCTGAACTCACTTTATATAAAAATATATTTGAAAGTTTAGTTCCAAAATGTTTATATAATGATAATACTGATGCATTTGTTCTTCAAGTTATTCGAGCAAAATCTTATGTAACTCCACACAGAGATGATACAAGAAAAACAGCAATAAATTTTTATTTGAAAACTAATAACGAAAGAACTGTATTCTACAAAAATCCAAAAAAAGAAATTTTTGCAGATGGAAATTATCTCTATGACTTATCTTGGGTTGAAGAATGTGATTCTTTCATAGCAAAAGATTTTGACGTATATGTTTTGAATGTGAATAAAATTCATAGTGTATTAAACTGTAAAGGTGAAGACAATTTGAGAATTTCTGTATCATTTGGCACAACTTTACCATACGAAGAAGTTTATACAATACTAAAAAACAATAATCTTATCTGGAGAGAAAATGATTAAGAAAACAGATTTTAAATTGAATGAAGAAAGAAATTATTTTAAACCATTCAGTTATCCTTGGGCATATGATTCATGGTTGAAACATGAACAGTCTCATTGGTTGCATACAGAAGTTCCTATGTTAGAGGATGTAAAAGATTGGAAAAAGAAATTAAGTGAAGATGAAAAACACTTCTTAACACAAATCTTCCGTTTCTTCACACAAGGTGATATTGACGTTGCTCGTGGTTATGTTAAAAACTATCTGCCATATTTTCCACAACCTGAAGTTCGTATGATGCTCATGGGTTTTGCTGCTCGTGAAGCATTACATATTGCTGCATATTCACATTTGATTGAAACTCTTGGTTTACCAGAAACAACATACAATGAATTTTTAGAGTATGAGGCAATGAGAGCAAAACATGATTATGTGCTAGACCTGTCCAGTAAAAACACCACTAAAGAAAATACAGCAACACATATTGCCGTGTTCTCAGCATTTACTGAAGGTATGCAGTTGTTCTCATCATTCATCATGTTATTAAACTTTCCACGACATGGTAAGATGAAAGGCATGGGACAAATCATCACATGGTCAATCGTTGATGAGACACAACACGCAGAATCAATGATTAGATTGTTTAGAACATATATAGAAGAAAATCGTGAAATTTGGAATGATGAACTCAAATCAAAAATATATTCTATCGCTGAAAAAATGGTAGAACTGGAAGATAAATTTATTGATTTGGCTTTCAATACAAACAACATGGAAAATTTATCAGCAGAAGATGTTAAGAAATATATTCGTTACATTGCAGATAGAAGATTGATTTCTTTAGGCCTAAAAGGTGTATTCAAAGTTAAAAAGAATCCTTTACCTTGGGTTGAAGAAATGATTAACGCACCAACACATACTAATTTCTTTGAGAATCGTGCGACTGATTATGCCAAAGGTGCTTTATCGGGAAATTGGGGAGAAGTTTGGGCTCATTAAAATGAAATACAAAAGCATATTCATTAGTGATGTGCATTTGGGAACGAAAGACTGTAAAGCAGAAATATTAAATAATTTTTTAAAGAACAATAATTGTGAAACGCTTTACTTAATCGGTGATATAATTGATGGATGGAAGATACAACAGAACAAGTGGCGATGGAAACAGAGCCACACCAATGTCGTGCGAAGAATATTGGGTTACGCAAAGAGAGGCACAAGAGTTATCTACATTGCGGGAAACCATGATGAATTTCTCAGACCAATGATACCATATGGTTTCAGTTTTGGTAATGTAGAAATCTTCAATCAATTTGAACACATTGGTGTTGACGGTAAACACTATCTGGTCACTCATGGTGACTTATTTGATGGTATTACACGATTGGCACCATGGCTCTCTTTTTTAGGAGACAGAGCATATGATTTCGTTTTGTATCTTAATACTAAGTTCAATTGGGTTCGTCACCGTCTTGGCTTTGGTTATTGGAGTCTGTCTAAGTATCTTAAAATTAAAGTAAAGAAAGCAGTAGATTTTATATTTCAGTTTGAGAAAAACCTTGCTGCATACTGTAAAAGAAAAGGTTATGATGGTGTCATTTGTGGTCACATACATACTGCTGAAATAAAAGATATCGATGGCGTTGTTTATATGAATGATGGTGATTGGGTAGAATCATGCACTGCCTTAGTTGAACATTACGATGGAAAATGGGAAATCGTAACTTGGACCAAGGAGAGCGATGATGTGGTTAATGATATTGATAGCAGTTCACGCAAACAATCCAAACGACATACCAGGGAAGATAACACTCCAGTTTCAGACACAACAACAATGTGAGCAAGTTTTAAGCACAATGACTTATTGGTTGAAGTTTGATTCATTTAAGGTAGAAGGTAAATGCTCTCCGATAAAATAACCATAGTTGTTCCTTGTAAGAATGAAGAAAATTATATTGGAAATCTGTTAGTGCATTTGCGTTGGCAAGCAGGGATAAGTAACACACGAATTATTATTGCTGATTGTTCCACGGACAACACACGACAAGTTATTGAAGCGACCAAAGGTGATTTAAATGTTGAGGTCATTGAAGGTGGTCCCGTATCAATCGCCAAAAACAATGGCGCTAAACTTGTAAAAACACCTTATATTTTGTTTATAGATAGTGATGTGAGGTTCTTCACCAATACTGTTATTTTTGATTGTGTGGAGATATTAGAGAATGAAAAACTGGATTTGATTGGTCTTTATGCAAAATGTTATGATAAAAGCATTAGAGCACAAATTGGTTTTATGATATTTAATGGCATTAATCGCATAATGAAACATTGGGTTCCATTTGCAGTTGGTGCTTTCTTTTTAACCCGGCGTGATGTTTTTGAGGCACTTGGTGGTTTTCCTGCAAAGTATGAAACCAGTGAAGACTTCTTCCTCTCAAAAAAATATCATGTCAAAAAGTTTAAGTTGGTCAATCATTATTTTGGCCAAGATAGTAGACGATTTCAAAAGATGGGTTACTTTGGTATGGCGTGGTATCTCATTAAAAACTTTTGGAATCGAAACAACGAAAGTTATTGGAATAGTATAGACTATTCAAAGTATTGGAAATAAAATATGTCAAAAAAATCTATTGCAGCAGAATGTAACAATTGTGAATCGACTTATTCTATCGATTACATTGAACAAATAGTATCATCAGAATATCCTGAATTTTGTCCATTTTGTGGAGAAATGATTGAAGAAATCTCGGAAGAATATATAGAGGATGAATATGATTCTGACGATGATGACAAATGGAACTAAACTGGATATACGAAGATAAAAATTTTACTGAAGACTTGATTGGTGATAATCACGGGTTCGTGTATGAGATTACTAATCTCACGAATAATAGAAAGTACATAGGCAAGAAATTTTTTTATTCTGCCAAAACCAAACAAGTCAAGGGTAAAAAAAAGAAAATCAAGGTACCAAGTGATTGGCAAACTTACTTTGGAAGTAGTGACATTCTCAATAAAGATGTGTTAGAATTGGGGCATGAAAACTTTCAAAGAAAAATTTTGCATCTTTGTAAAACAAAAGGTGAATGTGGTTACCTTGAAGCCAAAGAACAATTCAATCGAAGTGTCTTAGAAAGTGACGAATACTATAATACATGGATTATGGTGCGTGTTCGAAAATCTCATATAAAGGATTACAATGTTAGACTTTCTAAAACCATTGAAGGATGAAGAGTATGATGCTTTTTTCTTTTTGCCTGGCGAATCTGATGAACAAATTCACATTGAACTAAATCATTATAAAAATCCAGGTGAAAAAATTAAAGGTAGTGAAATTGGTGATTGGTGGCACATAGTATTATTTAAAGAAGGTGAAGAAGGTGACATTACCAATTTAGATAATTTCGAAGCTATTTTAGGATGTCCACTTGAATACGCATCCACATTAATACCAAATAACTGGAATGGTATGATTGCCAAAAAGACAACCACTTCTGATGCATTTGTGGAAAAGCTGGTTGCCAAGTTGAAATCGGTATGTTAGCATAGAGACTTTGGAAACTTGAAAGTTTATTATGATACTCGTTGACCTTAACCAAGTTCTGCTTGCAGGCCTAATGGCTCAAATTGCAAATCACAAAGGTGGTAAATTAGAAGAAAGTCTAATTCGCCACATGGTTTTAAATATTATTCGCACACACGTTAAAAACTTCAAAAATGAATATGGTGAAGTTGTATTGTGTTGTGACAATCGAAAATATTGGCGCAAAGATTTCTTTCCTTTCTATAAAGCGAGCCGTAAGAAAAATCGTGAAAAGTCTGATTTAGACTGGCATATGATTTTTGACATTCTGGCAAAACTCAAACAAGAACTCAGAGAACATTTTCCATATAAAGTGATTGACGTTGAAGGAGCAGAAGCTGATGATATTATCGGCACACTTGCACCTCGACACATTACGCATGAAAATATTCTGATTCTATCAAGTGATGGTGATTTTCTACAATTGCAAATGTATAACAGTAAAGGCAAGTATAAAATCAAACAATACAATCCATCCATGAAAAAATATGTTATTTCGGAGAATCCAGTTCTGGACCTAAAAGAAAAAATTATCCGTGGTGACAAAGGTGATGGTATACCAAATATCTTTTCTCCGTCCGATTGTTTTGTGCGTGATTTAAGACAGAAACCAATCACTAAAGGTGTGATTGAGAAACTACTCAAAGAAGAGACTGGAGAGTGGTCGGATGAGTCCGCATTGACTGGTTATTCACGCAATCAAACTCTGATTGACCTTAGAATGATTCCAGAAGAGATAAAAGAAAAAATCATAAATACATATGAGAATACAAAACCTGCCAGTAGGCAAGGTCTATTGAATTACTTTGTGGAACATCGACTGAAAAACTTAATGGATGTAATCGAGGAATTTTAATGAAAAATATATATGAAATATTAGATGAATTTGAGAAAGCATCATCTAAAAGCGAAAGAATGGCAGTTATAGAAAAAAACTTGAGCAAGACACTTGTACAAGTATTGGAACTAACTTTTCATCCTGGTTACGAATGGCTTATAACAGAACTACCACACGATTATCAAATACCATCAGACAATTTGCTTCCAGGTTTATCAAGGACGCAACTATCAACAGAAATCCGGAAACTCTATCTATTTCGAAAAGGCGATGCTACAGCAGAGAAATTGCATCCAAGAAAGAGAGTTGAGTTGCTCATTCAAATGCTCGAATCTTTAGAACCTAGAGAAGCAGAAGTAGTAATTGGCATCTTTAATAAAGATTTGGGTGTCAAAGGTCTAAATTACAAATTCGTCAAAGAGGCATTTCCAAATCTACTTCCTTAAATGTACAAAAAAGAAAAAATAATAATAACAACAGGTACATTCGACATTATCTCAAGTGAAGAAATAAATTTCCTAAAAAAATGCAAAAGAAAAGGAGACTGGCTAGTGGTCGGCGTTCATACTGACACCTACATTAGCAAAAGGCTCTATAAAGTCATGCAATCATATAACACAAGAAAAGAAGTTGTGGAAAATTTAAAATTTGTTGATGAGGTGTTTTCATTTGATGATTCTGATGGTACCGTATGTCAATTATTAAAAATCATAAAAATTTGTTATCCTGGAGCAGAAATAACTTTTCTATCGCAAAAGGATTTAGAGAATGCTCCCGAAAAAAAGATTCGGGGCATTAATTTTGAAGTAATCAAATAGGAGAAAAAGAAAGTGTCTAAATTCGTGGGTAAGTTCCGCAAAAACCAAGACTACAATGACGATTATCAATACGCACCTTCAAAAAAGAAGCACAAAAAGGAACACGCAGAAATTCGTAAATTAAAATCTGTATATTACGAAGATATGCTTTCCGAATATGACGATAAAAATATACCAAAAAAATATCGACATTTCTCTTAAATTTTAGCATAAGTAAGTATGCTGCTGTTTGATATAAAATAGCAGCTTCTAATATTACTCTCCATTATGTTGTTTTTATACAACACCTCCCCTTGCCATCCTTCTAGGATTGTCATATAATCATAGACTATGATGAAATTGACACCTGGAATCATTTTTACCAAAAACACTCTGGATGTCTTTCCTCGTAAACTCACTTTTTTACTTTTTTGAAGAAAATTGGGATTTTATATTATGGCAAATATTGAAAAAATGACATTTATTGTCAAATTGAAGAAACCGGTGTGCAGAACACCAATCAAACCAGTGCAAACGCACAAAAATGACGTAAAATTTAGCCGGAAAGTCAAACATCCGGCAAAAATGTCGTATTTTTTAAAAGGAGAGTGAAAATTGTACGCTAGCTATGAAGAGGATATCATTTATCGTGGCGTAAATGATGTTTTATTTGAACTTGAACGTCTTCCTATCGCTGATGTTGCTGATTTACTAGTCAAATATGCGCCGGAATTGTCAAAAGAACTGAATTCGAGCCTTACTAACAGTCTGATTGCTCGTAAAATTATCGAGGATATCAAAAAATGAGTGAAAATACACAAAATTATCAATATATGCAAGATGCTGAACTTGTTGGAAATGAAATTCCTGCTTGGAAAATGCTAGAGAAGATTGTACATCAATGGGTAGTAACAAGGAAACATGAAGAATCGCTCCAAGAGTATCAAAATAGAAAAGAACTTTATGCATAAATCTTACACTTCAGAGGTTTTAGATGCCGATGATGGTAGTGGAGATTTAGTCATAACTATTCCTGAAGAAATTCTTCAATACCAGAACTGGAAAGAAGGACAGGCATTAATGATGGAAGTCAAAGATGGTAAAATTTATCTTACCGCTTTACCCAAAGAGTAGTAAAGTGTTGTATAAAAACAACAGTTGAAGTGGCAAGTGTTGCCGGCACACAATTTTTGTAGTAGAATGGTCTCTCTTAACTAGGAAAGCTTATGGAACTCATTCAATCTAAATCACTGCTTGCCAAATTAATGGCGACTGAAAACCTTATCGTTGAACAGCGCAAGGTCTCTACCGCATCCTTTGATGTTAAAAACCGTGTACTTACTGTACCCATACTTGATAAAAATATTTCAGCACAACTTTATGACCTTTTTATGGGACATGAAGTTGGTCACGCACTTTATACACCACTAGATGGTATGGATAAAGCTCGAGAGCAAAAACTTTCATTGTCTCTGATGAATGTGTTGGAAGATGTTCGTATTGAGCGTAAAATCAAAAACAAATATCCTGGCATCCGTCAATCGTTTGTTCGTGGTTACAAAGAACTCATTGATAAAAACTTTTTCGACACAAATGGTATCGACCTCAATGATTTAAATTTTATTGACCGCATCAATCTTTTCTTTAAAGGTGGTCCAGGTCAAGGCATTGGCTTTACTGATTTCGAAAAATCTTTAATTCAAGAGGTTGAATCTACAGAAACTTATGATGATGTAATTGAAGTTGCTAAAAAAGTTTCTGAATACACCAAACAACAAGAAGAAGAAAAACAAAAAGCAAATCCTCAAGAACCTGAATATAATGATGAATCTGAAGAAGATTATGATTTTGAGGATGATTACGGTGATTATGAAGAAGTAGAATCTAATGATGATTGGAATTCTTCAGAAGAAGAAGAAAAACAGTCACCATCTTTTGAGAGCAAAAAGAATTTTTCAAAAGATGAAAAAACAGAAGCTGAAGAAGAAGTAGAATCTAAAACAGATAAAGCTTTTCGTAAAAACGAAAGTCAACTCTTTGATAATGGCAATCGTATTCACTACTATGGAAATATTCCAGATGTAGATTTGAATAAGATTGTTATTCCATACAAAAAGCTTTGGTCTCGGTATCGTGAATGGGTAAAAACATTTTTGGTAACAAATTATGGACCAGAATCGACAGGCCTTAACACCAAAGAATTTACGAAAATTCGTAATGATTCCAAAAAAGTTGTTTCTTATCTAGCTAAAGAATTTGAAATGCGTAAAAACGCAGAACAAATGAAACGTGCTTCAGTTGCAAAAACTGGTGAATTGAACATGGAGAAAATTTACGCTTATAAACTAAGTGAAGATATTTTCAAAAAGATTACTGTTGTTCCTGGTGGCAAATCGCACGGCATCGTTATGTTTATTGATTGGTCTGGTTCGATGTGTGATTATTTGGACAACACAATCAAACAACTTTTCAATCTTACAATGTTTTGTAAAAAAGTGAATCTGCCATTTGAAGTATATGCGTTTACTTCAACATATCTAGATGATAGTGAACCGCAAAAAGGAAGATATCTCGACACACAAAAAACTGGAGATATTTCATTTAGTGATGTAAATTTATTGAACCTTCTGTCTAGTAAAATGTCGGCATCAGAATTACACTATGCTTGTTCCGCATTGCTTTTTGCTTCAGAAAAATACGGAAATAGAAGTTTTGCAAATCCTAGACCCTACTGGCTTGATTTGGCTGGAACTCCACTCAATGAAACTGTTATCGCAGCTATGAAAATTGTTCCCCAATTCAAAAAAGATTACAAGTTACAAATTGTAAATACTGTTTTTCTTTCTGACGGTGATGGTCACAATCTAACCGAAGTTTGGTTTGACAGTAAAGAAAGAGAAAGAAAAGTAGCAGGTCGAGGTAATGATGAGAAACAAGCTAGTCTTGGTCGTTACGATGGTTTCGAAAAGATTTTTGTTATTCGTGACACCGAAACAAAGAATGAAGAAAGAATTTTAATTAACAACTTAGAAAACCGTGACTTGACTGCGGCATATATTCGGTTGTTGAAAAAGAAAACTGGCTGTAATGTAATTGGTTTTTATATTCTTTCAAGCCGTAATTTCGGTAGTGAGTCGAGAATGTTTTTTCCACAAACAGCCGATTTTAATAAATTGCGTTCTGATTTCCGCAAGAATAAATATCAAGTAGTTACAAGTGCCGGTTACGATGAATACTATTTGCTGCGTGCTGAAGGACTGGATATCGATGATGATGTTGAATTTGAAGTAAAAGAAAATGCAACAACTCGTAGTCTAGTTACAGCATTTAGCAAATATACAAGTAACAGAGTTACAAACCGGGTTGTGTTGAACCGTTTCGTAGGACTGATTACATGAGTTTAGATAGCGAATTTGAGAACAACAATAAAATCGCAAAGGTCCGCAGAACCAGCAATGGTTTTGCGGTCGACCTTTTTATAGACCATAAACCATTTCAAACAGTATCCGCTTTTACTGTCGATGAAGCAGAATCGATTGCGGAAGACTTTGTTTTAAATGCTGATGGGAGTCCACAATTTTTAACTGAATAGATATATTATGAACAATATTGAAAAAGAAGTGATGTTAATTGCACAAGAAGAATGTGCAGAAGTGATTCAAGCAATTAGTAAAGTGTTTCGATTTGGTATGGATGATGTTCACCCAACCACAAATAAATCAAACAAAGATTCGTTAGAAGAAGAAACTGGTGATTTGTTGTGTATGATTCAATTGATGATAGAAAAAGGTATTATCAACGAATCAAACGTTAACAAAGCATCATTACAAAAAAGAATCAAACTTGAAAAATGGTCAAACATTTTTGAAGAAGATAAGATTATTAATTAATGGATATACATGAATTGATTCGGTTTTTGAATCGTGTTTACGTATGGATGCCAACAAATAGTCCAATACGTGGAGAATTACTTCATGTGATTCAAAAACTGAAAGGTCAAATACGATGAGAAATGTTTTGGTCACCGGTAATGCCGGATATATCGGTCAACATTTAGTTAAACTGTTGGCAGAACACGGTGGGTATAATATTTACGGGCAAGATTTAAATTATATGTCACGTGAAAAACATCAACCACTTTATGGTGTCAACATTACTGACATACAAGACACCAATTCAATATATAAAATCGAATTTGATAGTGTCGTACATTTGGCGGCACTTGTGCGTGTTGGTGAATCTGTTGAACAACCTGCCAGATACTATCGAACCAATATTTCTGGTTCAATGAATCTAATCGACAATCTATCATATGACAATTTTGTGTTTGCATCAACAGGTGCAGCAGAAAAAATGTCTTCACCATACGCAATCTCAAAGAAAGTCATTGAAGATTATATAAAAGACAAAGCCCAAAAGTTCACAACCTTTCGTTTCTACAATGTTGTTGGTTCTGAGTATGGTATTCAACCAACAAATCCAGACGGAATTCTGTCAAATCTAATCAAAGCAAAAGAGACCGGACAGTTTACGATTCATGGTGACACTTATCCGACCAAAGATGGTACCTGTGTGCGTGAATATGTACACGTAATGGATATTTGTAGAGCAATCATCAAAGCAATTGAAAAACCAACCAATCAAATTGAGAATCTTGCTTATGGTGATACAAGAACAGCCAAAGAGATTGTAGACATTTTTAAAGATGTAAATGATGTTGAATTTAAAACTGTTATTGGACCAGCAAGAGATGGTGATGCCGCTGAATATTTCCTTAAAAATCCATCACTACTAATGGAAAGAAATTACTCTTACTCTGATTTGTTTAGGATTTAAAATGACTTTATCTGATGAAAAACTTATGAAGATTAGTTATGAAATTGATGAATTTTTAATTAATCAAGCAGTAACTAACAATGTATCTTTACTCAGCCTATCTGGTATTATGATGGCTAGGCTTGTTCGGTTAAGCGAAGAAGCGAACTGTGAATCTGATTTTTATGATTTAGTACAAACTGTATCTGAAAAAGAACATTTAAGAGAGAAATCGAGGACGATGCAATGAATACATTTCAACTGGCAAAAAAAGCAAAACTAAAAATCGTAGAAGGTTTATCAGAAGAGGTTGGTTATTCTCTACCAGAACTAGAAGCATTTGAAAAAGTGGTCAGAGAAGACCAAACGGAAAAAAACATCAAAGCGCTTGAAAATTCTTGGGTTTTGTGTAAGAATGGTTGTGTTGAGGTATTGAGGAAACAAAATGGGAATGTTTGATTACATAAACTATAAAGGTAATCAATATCAGAGCAAAGATACACCACAACAAACCATGGACACATATGAGATTCGTGGTGACGAACTCTGGTGGAAAAAAACAGAGTATGAGTGGACAGAGAGTGAATCTTTGTTTGGTGGATATATGAAAGAAATATCACATGAATGGGTGTTTTGTGAGGAGTTTGATGGAAGAATTGTTTTCTATCGTTCTACTGGCGGAGACTCTTGGGAAGAATATAAGATGTTGTTTATGGATGGTAAGATAATTAAAATGGAGAAAGTAGAATGATTAAACCTATTAAAAAGAATGTTTTGGTTGAACTGCAAGAAAAATCAAAAGAAACAGCATCAGGCATTATTTTGACCTCCGCAGACCGTGATGAAGTCAGTAAAGGTTTGGTCATTGAAACTGGTCCAGATGTAACTGAAGTGAAAAGTGGTGATATGGTAATGCCTAACTGGTCGGCTGCTCGTAAAGTAAATTACAACGACAAAGAGTACTATATCGTACCTGAAGAAGAAATTGTTATTGTATTTGAATGAGTATTTGGACAAATTGGGATAGACTCACGGATGTAATCGTAACTGATTGCTATGTGGATTCTTTTCCTACTGAACTAACGGCGTCAAATCAAAAAGATTTTGATGACATTCGACATGAAACTAAAGAAGATTTGGATAAGCTTGCGAAATATCTCACCGACACATTCAACATTCGTGTGTATCGACCGAAGTTTTCCGGCGTTCCGGATTCACCGGTTGTTCCTGTCCGTGATGCGTACCTTGCTTATGGAGATACAATCTATTCGTGTTATACCTCGATACAGAACCGATTCAGAGATTCAAATAATTATTACGATGTTTTTCAAAAGTTTTTCCAGGATGGTTACAATTGGTTGACTTCACCGGTTCCTCCATCACTACCAAAAGTTCCTCGATGGTGGAATCGAAAGAATCCCTATAATCCTTACAAAGACAATTCAATGTTTCTCTGGCATCCTGCAACAATGTTTAAATGTGGTGATGCGATTATTGTCAACAACAAAGGACCAGGTACTCAAAACGGTTTGAAATGGATGCTGAGAAATCTACCAGAAAACACTAAGGTCTTTTCAAATGATTGTTACATCTATGATAATTGGGGTCATATTGACCACGGATGGTTTATGACTGATGATGAGACGGTTTTCTGTAAAGACATTGATTGGGTTCCTCCTATTTTAGAAAAAAAGAATTTAATTCAATTGCCTTCAGATGGATTAGACAAAGATGCAGAAGAGTTTAGGGACTTTGCAGAAGAACATTTTGAGAACAATGAAACGTTCTTAGAGAAATATGTGAAGCAATGGACAGGTTTTGACCAGATGGTTCATTTTTCATCGAATGTGTTGGTGATTGATTCAAAGAATGTAGTATTTTCAGCAGAAGTACCTGCAACATTTGATTTACTGGAAAATATGGGTATTCATTGTCATGCGGTGACACAAAGACATTCTGGATTTTGGGAAGGTGGTGTACATTGTATGACACTAGATTTGCAGAGAATTGGTAATAGAAGAAGAATTGTATAATTATGAAACTATTTCTGTTCGTTCTATTGGCAGTACCAGTAGGTGATTCAACTGTTGCCGTACCTGGTACACAAACAATCAGGTACTATACCACAATGGCTGATTGCCATACTGACAGAAATCGTATAGAATTAACTGTGAACAAAAGTTATGTTAAATTAAAGTGTGAGGCAGTAGAGATAAAATGAGCAAGTGCAGATATACAACCAATTGGATGGGTGTTGCAAACATTAATTGGTATATAGAAAGAGGATTGACGAAAAAAAGAACAATTACTTTTACTGAGGACTCTTTAACTGTAAAGCATGGCAAGCACAAACCTGGCGATACAATTGAGGTAGATGAGCCAACCGTATACTATTCTTGCGGTCGCCTAGATGTCCGAGGTGGTAATATTGAATCCATATATGGTGATGAGATAGGTGTGCCGCCAATGCGAAGTGAAGATTGGGTAACATTTGGCGATTGGTTAGATACATTTAGAACTGATACAATGTGGTCACTTAAAGACATAGTAAATGAGTATGAAAAGACTAATCCAAAGATAAGGTGGGCAGATGAATCACTATATTATTAGAGGTATTTCTAACTATACTGAACACTATTCGGATAATTGGTCTGTGGGGTATAGTGGGTCAGAAGATGAGACATACACTCTTTCTATTCTTCAAAAGACATTAGAACCCCATCAAAAAATTGTAAGTGTAGAGAAGACGGACAAAACAACCTTTGATGAATATTTTGAAAACTAAAATGGCAATGGAACTAGAATCTAAACATTATGATTTGATTATGGACTGCTTAGATGAATTTGATTTCGAGCGAGTGCATAATGTGATGAAGTATCTTAACTGGACTTGGGCTGATGTTAAAGATGTGCCAAGTATTACTGACCTCCGTAGACATTGCAGGAAGTATCTGCAAAATGTGATTGTCGGTGCATTAGAGCGAAAAGAAACCGGAGGTGAGTATATCGAAGGGTGCGGTGGATTTCGATTTGAAGCCAAACTCTATGAAGATGGGTTTCTATGGCTACGAATGAGTTTTGATATTGCTGATTGGGATAATGCAGAATGAATGGATATGGTGCAAGTTGGAACCGGCATTGCCTTGTAGTGCGAAATGGGTTGTTGCTTGTTGTGATTGATAAAAGAGTAAGGTCTACGGTATGAGCTTTGAATGGGAAAATGTAACTGACGATGCTTTGATTGAAGAAGTCCGTAGGCGTGGTTTTACTATCCGTGATGCTCAGATTGAAGTGAATAGTAAAGGTTGGAACGA